CCGGAGATGCGGAGCCTGGGAGGAGGCACCCTCTCCCCACGGTCGAGGTAGCAGAGGCCGAAGATGATGACGTTGGCGATGCTGTCCACAATGGAGGTGAAGGGACCACTGGGGTTTCCCCGGGTGACCCGGTATACCCATCCCGTCCCGACCACCACCGTCTTCGCCGCCGTACCCGTCGCCACGTGAAAGAAAGCGTTAGCCACCTCCTCCGTGGGGGGAAAGCAGGCGAAGGCCACCGCCACCGCCATCACCACGATCTCTTCCGGGAGGTTGAAACCGAACCGAACGAAGTCCGACTCTCGATCGTATATCCACCCGCGAGGCTTCCTCCTGTCCTCCTGCCGCTCCCACCAGGGCCCCATCGTGCGCCCGATGTAGATGTTGCCCGTGGTCTGCCTCAGCATGGCCGTGATCACCTGCGAGTACCGGCCATGGATGACCCGCGACATCCCCGGAGGAAACAGGACCCCCCTGCTCTTCGCCAGCTTCTCCTCCCCGGGGGTGACGGTCGTCCGCTTGGCACGCCCCCCAATGGAGTAGGGGAGGACGTCGACGCACATTCTTGCCCTGACCGCATGCAGGCGTGCCTCGATCAGCTCCCGCTGCATCGGCAGTGAGGCGCGCAGCTTGGCACCCAGCCGGCACTCGTCCGGTGGCCCCGACATGGAGTCGGGCACAACCAGCACGTCACCTATCCCGAAACGACCCGGGTCATCTAGCACCCGCTTCAGCCCCATCTCAGCCCACATGAAATCCACAGCCCTGAGCAGCCTCCCAGCGTCAAGGGGGCGCCGCTCCTCCGGCTTAAAGAGAGTCTCCTGGAGGTCGGCGAAGGCCCCCTCCTTGCCCGGATTGACGATCACTCCCCCAACGTTGGAGAACTCCCCGGCCCCATTGAAGGCGGCCGCCACGGCGTTGGTTCTGCCCCTCACAGACGAACTGCGCTCCCCCATGGCCTGCGCGAGCTTCCCTTGCAGCCTCACGCATGCGCTCTCGGGGAACGGGGCCCTGTCCCTCAGACGAGTGATCTCGTCGTCAGTGGGACGGAACTCCCGATCGACAGTCTCCTCGATGACGGTCGCACCAGGGCCAGTGAGTCGGAGCACAGGATAATGGACCACGATCGCCTCTGGCATCCTCGCCTCCGCCTTGAGTTTGCAGTAGCGAGAGACGAGCCCCACCTGGACCTCAGGGGTGAGCTGCGCCGGGCGCGCCGCAAAGTCCGCCCAGATGCCCTCCCGCAGCGAGTGCTGAAACACCAGGAGCGCGGTTGGCGCATCCTTCGCCGCCACGCGCTCCTTGGAACACTGCCCCTGGCAGAGACTGTAGATACGCTGCCCCCACTCCCTCGCCCCTTCCCGCCCCTTCAGAAACACCGCCTCCGCCCA